TCATTCAACAGAGAGATCTAAGATATCATGAATCCCACACTTAACTATATAGAATGTTTCATCTATAAATGTTCCCAGACAGTGAATGGCGGATACGATACTCACGATGCTTTTGTCTGCGTAGCTCGCTCGGAAGAAGAAGCCCGGAACATGAATCCTTACGGAGATTGGACAGATACTTGGTTAACATCTTGGTGCAGATCGCCAGATCAGGTGACTGTAGAACTCCTCGGAGCTACGCGAGCCCCAGAATCCAATCTCCCTTTCTACGTCCTTCAATCATTCAACGCAGGATAATCAGGATAAGATATCATGTTCCCAATCACACATTCCCCCTTCAATCCCTCTCCTGCATTCCCAGCTCATGAGCTTAAATCCCTCCAAATCTTCCACATGTACGATCCGGCAGATCCGGTGATCACATATTACTCCCCTCTCCAGATCCTAGAAACTCATGCTGGATTCTATCTAGGAACAATCTTCACACCTCCCACAAAACCTTCCTATCCTGAACCAGGTTCCAGGGACACAACATATTTCCAGACCCTTGAACATGCACAGATTGCTTTCCATCAGCTCACTCTCCTAGCTCAATCCGGGAAATCTAAATATCCTTTTGATCTAGCTGTCTGGGAACGGGATATGACATTCAGATTTAAATACGCGGTAAAGTATCGGATGAGTCCATAAGGGGATCTTAGATCTTTGAAAAAAGGGCTTGACAACCTACCCGCCCCTTGGTACTATGCACACATGCAGTTAGGAAAGTCTGTTTAAAACTTTCCACACAAAACCTCTCTTAGGAAACACCAAAATGAACGCACCACAAATCGACGCAAACTTCGACAACCAAGTTGATGCAAAGGACTTCTCGTTCCGTTTCAAGAAAGATAAACTCGGCACTCAGCGCGCCACAGTTACCCTGAAGACTGGTGTTCCTTCTGTTGAAGGTATTATCCAGATTCTCACAATTGGTGGCAAAGGTCTGGAACTTCTGCAAGATGCAATGTACGATACCATTCAAGCTGCCTTGCGCACTTGGGTTTCAGATACTGAGAACGCTGGCCAAGATACTGTTGATCTGGCCAAGTTTACTTGGGATGCTATTGCGAATCAGCCGCGCGAAGATCGTCGCAGCGGTGCAATCTCCGAAGAACAGTGGGCTGCTTTCTCTGCGGACTATGCTTCGGTTATGCCTTCGGTTACTGGTAAGTCGGCTGCTCAAGTTGGCTCTGCTGTCGAAGTCTATCTGAAGAAATTCAGCATGGTCAAGACGAACAAGCCAGTTCTGAATGTCTTGAAGGTTCAATTGGGTCTGTATATGGAACACAGCCCGAATGCTTCGAACTTTGAAGATTGCTTGGAACTGCTGACCCGCCGCATTGAGACGTATCTGAAGGCTGATGATGCAGCACAGCTGATCGATAATCTGTAATCTGTTCCCCCGAATTCTCCCTGATATAGCGCACGTGCTGAGTCTAACTTAACTGCACTCCCTATCATAGAATGATCTCCTGAGCATGAGAATAAACTGCTCCCTTCTCTTTTAGAGATCACATTAGCCAGCTCCATTAGATGATAACCTGTTGGATGCCAGCAACTTAAGTCTAAGCAGACGCCTAGTGTGATCCCTAAAATAGATCAACCTCCCCCTTCTTTAAATGCGCCAATATGAAATCATATGGAACAAACTAAAGAACCTCCCAGCTGAACAAGCTGAGGGGGAGGGAGTCTCTGTAACTGCTTCTAGGCCACTCCATGCGAGAATCTTAAAAGCAGTGAAGAAAGAGAAGTGGTTTGATATAGGATATAAAATTCTCCTGAATGATAAGCGAGCGGTTCTTACTCATACAAGATCACATTCGATTATCACATTTTATTTAACAGTGACCATAGGAATAGAGGATATTTAATCATGCGCCCAGGTGATCCAGTAATTACAATCCGTGGAACTAATCTCCGGGAGACCGGTAAGGCAGTTCAGTTTGAAATTCATTTAGCGAACGAGATCAAGATTGATCCTCCTGTAACTGAGTGGTTCCCTTTCTCACAAATTTCCAAGATGACTCATGATCCGAAAGAAGATCCTGAACATACATTCATTGTATCTGCCTGGATTATGGGTGTGAAAGGTTTGAGTGTTGCTCGGATTCAGGCACGAAAGAATAAACAAACTGTTCCAGAGGATAAGATTCTCTCTGATGTGGACTGGAACGAAGAGGGGAAAGATTTCTCTGATCTCGATGATGATATTCCATTCTAAGGAGATCTGTGATGAGTAAACTTGAAGAACTCAAAGCCAGGATGGCAGGTCAGAAGGCTCTTGCTCCTTCCACGATCCAGCCTCCTAAACAACTCTCTCTCCCAATCAGATCCCAGAGCAAGATCCTCCCATCTGGCACCGATCTTTTCGATAAAGTATCTGCTCTCCAGGAAGCTCTATTAGATCGGCACCCCATGATGCCATCTCTTCTTCGTGAAATTCATACAGTTCTCCGTGCCCAGCCTGAGAATGTAACTCTCCTGAATGAAGATCAGATCTCAGTAATTGTGAATGGTCTGAAGGAACAAACCGGAGTTTCCTTTGCAGCAGCCGCAATGAAGAGTCCAGGATCAAAGAACCTGAAAGCTAAGATCGCCTCTCAAGGTGTAGATGCTTTCTAGAAAGGAAAACATATCATGATCGAATCTCTCGTGAATTTAATCCTCTCAGGAATCATCTTTTTCGTAGCCACTGTCTTTGCCGGCATGTGCATATCAGGAATTAAACAGCTGTTCCGAGAGTGATCTCGCTCACACAAGACGAAGAACTCTACACTCGTCTAATCTTAAAGGCTCTAACCTGTAATGTCTCTTTCTCAGATTTCAAAATCTTGAGAGATTGGCTGCAGGTGGAGCCTTTAGCTATTTGTAGAGACCTTCCGCAAATATACACTCCCCTCATTCTGGAGATACTGACATGCTTCCCGGTGAATTCTGTCTCGATTCAATACTATCAACTGTGGTCGGTGATCTCTCTAGTCCTCCAGGATCTTCCCTTATCTCAGCAGATTCGGATGGCGGATTGGATCAGGGATCAGCTTATCTCGAACCTGGATATGAAGGAAAGATTGATCCTCGAATCCGCCAGCTTAGCTATTCGAGTATGCTCACGCTCCATTCATGTCCCAGAAAATTCCAACTTCACCGTCTGAGAACAACACATAAGGCGGCGGAATCTGAGAAATCAACAACCACCTTTGCATTCGGTCATGTTGTAGGAAATGGACTGGCGGAACTCTTAGAAGGAATATCTCTAGATCAAGTAATCTGGAATGCTTTCCTGGGCTGGCATACGGATCTCATGGCAGAGGATGAGAAACTTAAGAAGTCTTTCTTCTCCTCTGTAATAGCCCTGCAACGATTCGCACAGATGCGAGATGAAGGATTCTTAGATGAATATGAACTTGTCTATCACGATGGTCGCCCTGCTTGCGAGCTGTCTTTCTCTGTGTCTTTTCCGGATGGCTTTCGCTTACGTGGATTTGTTGATGCAGTCCTTAGAAATAAATATTCTGGAGCCGTCATCGTCCTTGAATGCAAGACAACTGGATCTGCTACAGTTAACCCAGCAACGTATAAAAACTCTGCTCAAGCAATTGGCTATAGTATCGTTCTCGATGTTCTTTTCCCTGACCTATCTTCTTATGAAGTCTTATATCTGATCTATCTCACGAAGAGCCAGGAATATCAGACTCTTCCCTTCACGAAATCGTACATGCAACGGGCGCTCTGGATCAGGGAACTTCTCCTTGACATAGAAACCATTAAGATGTACGAGGAAGCTGAGATCTATCCGCAGAGAGGGGAATCATGTTTCTCCTTCTTTCGGGAGTGTGAATACATGCAGACCTGCTCTCTGTCTACTTCCTTTCTCACGAAACCCTGTACGGAAAAGGAAGTAGATTCAGTTGATTATCAGATCAAGCTGAGCTTAGAAGATCTGATCGTTGCACAACTTAAGAAATCTTAAAGGAATAAGGAACTTCCATAATGAAACTCACTCAACATAAAGCATCAGCAACTAAACGAGTCCTAATCATCGGACTCTCCGGTTCAGGTAAATCATCCCTTGCTGCTGAAATGGCAGAGCATGGATATAATCTGATCTGGTTAGATCTGGAGAATGCAGCGGATGGCCTGATGAAACTTTCCCCGGAAGCTCAGGATCATATTGATCTGATCTCTCTGCCGGACTCAGCTTCCCATCCAATCGCAGCTGCCACAATGCTTGTTCTTTTTAAAGAAGGTAAAGCAAATATCTGCGCGCTCCACGGAAAACATGATTGTCCGATCTGCAAGAAAGATCCAGCTGCTCATATCAGCCCGGTTGATTTCTCGAAACTCACACCGAATGATATCGTAGTGGTTGACTCAGGAACTCAGCTCTCCTATTCAATCATGGCACATACCATGAAAGATAAGTCAGTTGATACGAAGCCGGAACGAGATGATTGGGGTGCGCTCCGAAAGTATACGGAATTCTTTAAGTCCCAGTTCCAAGGTTTCCGTGGGAATCTGATCGTCACTTGCCAGTGTACTGAGGCAGAGCTTGATGATGGCGGACTCAAGCTAGTTCCTTCTTTCGGATCAGCAGCAATGAGTGCATCCTTTGCATCAGCTTTCGATTGTGTTCTGTATACTGAGATCAAGAACGGAAAGCACCGAGCATTCTCTAAGTCCACTGCTTCCCCGAAAGTTCTTACAAGAAGTAGATCGGATTTCGCAATCGAATCAATGCCTTCTCTTTCCCTTCTCCCACTATTCACAGGAGATTATAAGGTAGAGAATCCACTGGTATCAGG